AAAGAACCATCTGGCGATGTAGTTTCTATATCAAACACTAAACACTTGACATCATTAGTGTTAGGGTACTGAGAGAAGAACTCTGGGTGTTCTATACATAATCTTTCGAGCAGAGCTTCTCGGCCTCCGTCGAACAGAGCCATACGTGGTATGATGTCTCGGCCCGGAAGATAGTATTCTTTTTTCAATGGTAGTTTAACATCAGAAGCTACTGTTGGATATAACTTAGCCTCGGGTAATGTGTCAGGTACATAGTAGTATGGTTTGTATGGTGACTTGACTGCCTCAGCTTTACCGTTGATATACATTCTCACTTTGAGACTTTTATCTCTCAGGTCAACAGTCTTTGGACTAATTGTTGCCATCAGGGGAACTTTCATCATCTACCTCCCACATTTGTATTAGTTGTATAGCATCTGTTATAGCACGAGCCCACGTTCTGTGGATATGAGCTACCTTCTCCATATCACTATCTTTATTGGGTGTTTTTATATCAGGTTCGAATTGACCTGACATATCCCAATGATATGCGACTGCTGTGTCTAGTAGTTCTATCCACTGTTTACGTTCATCATCAGTGTTAACAGTTAGCTTCTTGATATCTACCATTATTCGTTCTCTCTAAAAGCTTTCGCTTCCTCTTTGGACATTCTATTAAATAGTTTGTCCATGTTGTTGACCATGAGTTCTGATATCTTTATATCATAAACATCACATAGTCTTACAAGATACCATAGAACATCACTCATCTCATCTAGTATGAGGTCAGTGTTATCTACTCTATCTCTAATTTCTTTTTTGAATGCACCGCCGACTTCTCCAGCTTCATTCATTAGTCCTATCATTAGGTATTCTTTCTCTCTTCTCTTAGGATACTTTGCAGTTTTACGTGTAAAGTCCATATAAGTTTCTTCTATTCCTTTTACCATATGTTTATCTCCTTTGGTATATGTTTCACTACTCTTTGTCTCTCAGTTGGTAGATACCTATAAACTAGGTCTGCCTTCTGGTCGGACTGAATAGTCCATGGCTTGACGATTATCAAGTCATTTTCTCTACACCACATTCTTTTCTTCAGTTTACCACCAATTCTTATCATGCGTGTTTTGTTATCAGCACAGAGGGCTCTCATCCTAGAACCCCCTGACATCTCAATTACGACAGCGAACATCTCATCCCGCTTAGGGAATCTAAGCTTCTTCGAAATAGGATTTGATTCTTTCTGTTTCTTCTTCATCGTAATCTCCCTCTGCATTCAATAAGAATGCTTCGTATGTTTTTAGTTCCGAATCTTTTTTAGATTTGAAAATCTTAGGGTAGTCACCACTCTTGACTTCTACCGCTGTCTCTGCTCTCGGACCCAGCTCAACGTTGTCCCCAGTAAACGGGTCAACAATCGGAATATTGCCGCAGTAGCGCCCAATGTATTCATCAGCCACTTCAGTCCACTCTTCTCGTATAAACTCTTTTGTTTCTTCAATTAAATCACTCCAGTTGATTTTTGCTACAGGTTCTGCTATCAATGGACTCTTATAGTATAACTTATGTCTACCATCTTCCTCCATCTCAATAAACCCAGCTACCATGAGTGCAGCTATGATAGGTCTAATCTTTGTGAACGGAAGACCAGCAGCCTTAGCTGCCTTCTTCAATTCATTCTCAGACATCTTGACTGTCTCACTGTCTGCGAAACCAAACCTATCAAGCCTTGTATCTGGGAATAGCTTTAGTATATCTACACCGTGACTTGGCATATGTAGACACTCTTCTACGAATGAGTTGAGATATATTCTCAACCCTATCCAATTATGTTTAGGTGTAACTAAAGCGTATTCCTGTCCTTCATGCTCTGTATGTATAAGTTCATCAGGATAGAATCTAGCTACCCCTTTGATACATTTTAACAGGTATTGCACTTTAGACCTCGATACTGGGAATGCTGATGGGATGGCCTCAGCTAGGAATGGTGCACAAGGATTCTTGAGTTTGACATTCCATTCGTCATCTCTCTGTTCGATTGCCTTGACTATGTGGTTCTTCAAACCTTCTATTTCTTCATCTGACATTGTAGATATAGATTTAGGTTTGGATGCGTCATGTAGAAGTTTGTGTTTGATAACACGCTCTGTCTGCTCTACCGTTGGATTAGTGTGCATAATCATACACCTTCTCTCCAACTCAGCATCAAAGTAAGCACTCCCTTTTTCATTTTCTACAGCGACACACATAAAGACCCAGTGAGGGTCTAGGTCTTGGACAACAACATCACCAATGGTAACATCAGTGCGTTTCCTTGTAGCACTTCTCCCGTCTGCCCATGTTTTAATTATTTCCATAACCCCTTCAGGTAGCTTCTGTGCCTCAGGTATAGCTATGAAACGAGCATCGTTTATCTCGCTAGCATTATACCATACCGCAGTCTCAGATAAATGTTCTATGACATGAACCCATTCTTCTGGAAGAAGGTTGAATATAGCTTCCATTAGAACAGTCTTACCTGTTCCGGAATAGGCTTTGACACAGAAGTTGTTGTCTTCTAATAGGTAGGATAGGGTAGCCACTAAGGCTAGTGCATCCTCCCCTAATAGTGGAAATAACTTGCCATTCTTATCTTTTGCATTGTGGAAATACCTCAGTAAATCGTGTATTTCAAATTTTTTCATATCCATGTTTTTCTTGCATTCCTTAGGTTGAGAACATTGTTCTCACATAGTTTGACAGCATACTTCTTGATATCTTTATCACTGTATGTAGCAAACTCATCTTTTAGTTGTAAGTATAAATCAATCATTGTCATTGGTTGACCTTCTTGTTTACGTAGAGACTCTACTATCTCTTCTGGCACCAACCATACTACACTCTGTTCTTCTGAGTCTGTAAGTGATGGTCTATATTTTTCTTTTACAAACATATCCATCTCAGTTGGATTAACTTCGTAACCGTTGACTGCACTACCATATGATGTCATCAACTTAGTTCTTTTGATTTCAAAAACAAAGTCCGTTGGGTTCTTTGCATTCTCAATCATCTCAGTAAACATCTTTTGGAAGTGACTGTGTGTTGCAGTTGTCACAGTGAGATAAGATACTTCAACTGAGCCACCGCCGATATACTCTGATGACTCAGTATATATACCATAAGTAAACTCTTGTATCTTACCCATACCTCTTTGACAGTGCACACAGTCTCCCTCCGATGCCCAACACTTGACTCTACGTCTGGATGCTGGGTTCCAATGTCTCACTCTGTGAATTGGAGATATGAATGCGAACTGAGCCAATGCCGTCATTGAATCTTCGAGCCATACTCTTTGACTCTTGGGCGATTGTATCCAGTCACTATAACTCATTCTATCTCTATTTTCTTTGAGGATGTTTTCTCTTTCTTCTCGATAACTAAATCAAGAATACCATTTACCATAGTAGCCTTGGTTGACTCAGGGTCTAACTCAAACTTGAAAGTCTCTTCCCATTTGAAGTTCTTTCTATCTGAATTTGCTACAATGGTTACAGTTCTGTTACTAACTTCGACATCGACTTGGTCTTTGTCTAAACCAGCTAGTTCTGCTGTAACGGTTACAGTTCCATTCTCTTCGTTGACTGAGACGTCGTTGCGACGAGATGAGAAGTGTCTAGTCTTTGGGACTTGTTCAATCTGATTGAGTAAGTCTACCCACATATCTAGCATTCTCTCTGCATCTCTACCGAACATTCCTAGTCCTCCATACCACTTGGCCCATCAGCTACACGCTTCATCAATCTGAAGTATGGCTTTGATGCACCTTCTTTCCAATAAGAGTTTCTGAACATAACGAACTCGTCGCCACCTTCACTCTTACCGGTGTAGTATACATTTCCATTCTTGTCTTTGTTCCGGAACAATCCGGCTTGTAGTTCTAAACTTGTCTTTTTTTGTTCTGACATATTATTTCACCTACTGTAATTATCCATGCATGGTGCCCATAGGTTGGTGCATGGTCTTGATATCTATCTCAAGCAACTTATCACCGTATGCTTTGATTAGTTTATCTATTGTTTCACTGAAGAATTTTTCTATATCAACATTTGATGTAGGATTTATCTCCATTTGAAATGTTCCAATGCGTAAAAGATGTGTCATCTTTGCAGCATCCATCTTAGCTGACATCAAATCAGCCGCCATATCAATGTTCATTGGTGGTTCAGAAGATGAATCTGTCATCTATAACCTCCAACTTAATTAATATTTTTCTTAGGTTCTTTACCATTCCTTGTGTCTCTCCGATTTTATTTTCCAAATCATCAAAACGTTCTGACATCTTATCGATACGGGCTAAGATATCCTCCACGTTCTGAACAAAGGGAAACCAATCAGTTTCGTTTCGATACGTTTCGTTTCTTTTGCGAATCTCTTCCGCCCATCTTGTGTGGTGGTTTACTTCCGCCTTTTTGTCTTCTTCTATTGTCATTCTTTTGATTCCTTTTTAGTTGTTTCATGAGTATTTTGTTCTTACGTGGGTTCACATG